CAAAGGCTTGAAGCATCGGCAGGATTCCATGCATCCTGTGCTGTGTGCGCCTGAATGCATTTGTAAAGGACATCTTCATAAATCACCTTTACGCCTTCAGCATAAACACCGCTTGCATTCCATTCGGGATAAACGGTCTTTATTTCAAGGGCATCAGCGTCTTCAAGTGTCTGTGCGCCTTTCTGTATAAAGGGCAGCATTCTTTTCGCTTCGTCTGTCCATTTACCCATCAACAGTCACCCCCAATGTTTCAAGTGCTGTCTGCATGTCTTCCTGTTCGACAAGGTCAGCTTCATACTGAGCCTGATACGCTGCCAGAATGCGGCTGTCAACAAAAGGAGCTATCATTTCGCCTTCAAAAATAACTCCGTCTTCCCTTGTCCATGTTTCGTCAACAGGAACATATCTATATCCTTCGACAACAGCAGAACATTTCTCGTCAAAGAAAGGAACTTCAAAAGCCCTTAAATTGCCGTTATCGGCAACATGGCATTTGCAATCTGTATCAATGTATATGAGCATTATTTCCCCTCCTTTACTGCTTGTAAATGTTGTAGACAGTCAATTTGCCCTTGCTGATGGCGCTGTTAAACCACGCTTTGAGCAAAATATAAACCTCGCCTGTGATAGATGAAACATCCAGTGTTACCAACGCACGAGCGGTGTTATTGACCTTTGCCGTGGCAATATAGTTGTTCCAATTATCTCGAACCGAACCCACGCCCACGCTGCAAGCGTCGGTGCTGTCGGCTAAACAGTCAAAAACAAGCGTGTTTACATCCGTTACATCCACAGTCTCCACAGTGGCTACAACATTGCCGGCACTGGTACCGCTTGCCTGAGTTATTACCATGTTGTTGCTGTTAAATGTCACCTTGGCAAGACTTGTCCCGGCGGAGTAACCGCCTGTTATGGCCTCGTAGGTTTCGCCCAGCTTATAGTAGTAGCCGTCCCACAGCTCATGCCATGTGCCGTCTGTGTAGACCTTGGCGGTCTTGCCAACCCATGCGCCGCCGACATACTGCTGTGCAGTCTGAGGATAAATCAAAACGGTGTTTTTCTTGTCCACATTTATCGGAGTGGCGCTTTCGGTTGCGGTTTTTATCCACACCATACCTTCAACCGGGCTTGCAGGTTCATCAGCAGAAAAAGCATAGCCGTTGATGTCAGTCTCGGTGTTGACCCAGATAGTGTTGTTCTTTACGCTGCCGCCGCCAAAGCCTGTATAGCCGGGGATGGTGATGGAAGTAACATAGGGCGCATCTTCCGCATATGGTACCCAAACACCAGACTCTGGGAAAGTAAAGGCGCCCGGCATAACAAACCCATCACTGGGGATTATATAGATACCAAATTGACTACCGGCAAAACCGACAATGCCAGTTCCGTTATAAAATCTGTCTATTTCTTCTGCACTGCATGTTGTTTCCGCGCCATCGGATGTTTGTACAATCATGCCATTTTTACAATCGCTCAGAACTGGAATTGCATCCGAAATTTTAGTAAAACAACCAATCATTTCGGGGTGCTCCAGCGTAGCTTTCCCCTCCGTATTACCGTCCCAATAAAGCGTATCACTGCCTCCGGGTCTGCTTGTGCCGCCGACAACTTTCAGGTTTAAGCCGCCGCCAGAACCGCCCCGGCGTGTTAAATATCCTTCACCCATATTTTCACTTCCTTATGCACAAGATTTTAATGGGCAAGTCTACCGTGGGAATTTCGGTTGAATACAGGTAAAACTCGCCCGAAGAAGACACGCCCACACGAATAATATTTGCCCATTCTTCTACCAAAGCAATAAGTGTTGCGCCTGTGGTGCCAGTCAAATTAATGTCTACTATCGGACTATCAGTACTTAGCAAACCCGGTATATTCATAGTATAGACGGCATAATTTGCATACTGTGTCCATCCGCTTGCCGGGATGGTTGCAGTATAGGTTTGACTAATAGCCCCGGTCGAAATTTCGCCATCCCATGCTTCCTGAATAGCCTTTTCAAGCTGTGCCACGGCTGACTTATACTGTGCATTTATCATGCTTGTGTCTGCCGTGACCTGTTCTGTAACGATGCCACACACGGCATTGTCAAGCCGTTCATCAGTTATCATTGAAGCAGTGATTGCAGTGGTTCCTGCCGCAACGCTTATCCGGGCAAGACTTATCTGCCGAACGGTGCTGTTGTTTGTCAGGGAAGGTGCAGCAGGTGTGCTTGAAGCAGAACCCTTCAGCACCTTGATTTCAGGATATGCAACATAATTCGTTGTCTGCCATTCGACAACAATTCTGTCAATGCGGTTCAGAACGCCGTCAGCCGCAGCAATAGCAAGCTGAAGCTTTGAACCGTTGACAGCTTCATTGTCATTCCACCACACAACACCGTCACCGCCTGAATTTGACATCCATCCCTTGCCGTCTGATACCTGCACAAACATTGCAGGTTCAGCAAGGGCAGTGACAGCAGCGTTGTTTTCAGCACCGAATACGCCGCTTGTTCTGCCGTGCAGCCATTTCATGACATCTTCTGCACCGATATAAACATCCTGATTGTTAGGAAATGATTTTATATTAGCCATTTAATTTCATCTCTCCAATCGCTGTTAAAATAGGATCACCGAGGATTATTTCAGTTGTTGTGCTGTTGCTGTCCATTTTGTATTTCGCACCCGTTATCCTTGCGCTGAAGGAAACACCGAAGCGAATAGATACACAGGAAACAATGTCACCTATGTTGTAAGCAACGCCCAATTCAACACTGTCAACCGCAACGGAAAAAGACTTTCTGTGAATACGCTTGCCGAGTTCCATTGTCGCATATGCCCTTGCCCTGGCCTTGCATTCATCAGCAGTTTCTTCTTCCTCTTGTGTCACTGATGTTTCAAGCCAGATTTCACGCCGTTCTTCACCTGTTGCAGCTCCTACAACTTCAACAAATTCCGTGTCATCTGAAAGCTTGCCTGTGACATAAGCAACCGTTTTTAATGTGCTGTCATCATCGTTGATAACAAGTTCCTGTGCCGTTCCCTGTTCTTCAGAAAACACAACAGCATGAATGCCGCTTGTCAGGTCTGCACCCTTGTAAACCTTGAATGTATGTCGGAGGTTGTCAGCATCCCAAATCATTTTGTTTCCAAGCTGTGCTTCTTCCAAATACGGCTGTATTTCATCAAATATCTGCCCACCGTGCAGGATGACATTTGTGCTTTCGGTCAACCCTTCAGCTTCAGCAGTTACAAGCCGTGGCAAGTCACGCAGATTTTCATTAATGACAGCATAAACGCCGCTTTCAATGTTATCCATTGTGAAGCTTGATGCAATACACCGCTTATTTAACAGCCAATTGGCAGTGTAACCATTGGCTGTTATTCTGTTTTTATCCGTGTCACACTTGGTGTTCGCAATGATATATGTCACAGCCCTTTCAGTGTCAAAAAGCATGTTTCCGACTTTCAAAGCTGTTATGTTGTAGTCATTGACAGGCGCAACAATTATAAGCTTGCCGATGTCATTATAATAAACAGACATCTGCACACTGATTGCATGTGTCAATTCATAGCGTGTTGAAAAATCAGAAGGATATATTTCAAGGCTCATAATGAAACACCCACAATCTCAGTTGCAAAATCAATATTGACCTGCATATTACTAAGCCCTTCTGTTGCTTCAGGCTTCAGAACATTGTCACCGACATCAAGCCTGAACAAATTGCTTGACAAACTCAATGCGCCCCGGCAATCACCGTCAACAGATGATGTCACATGTGTTCTTTCATGCGTGATTTCCACAACAAGCCTTTCACCGCTGACAAGCGTTTTGTTGAGAAGCAGGAACTTGCCTGTTGTTGCGTTCGTGATTTTCGGATTAACAACATCACCGTTTGCGGCAAAGGTTGCTGTGAAAGGAACAGGAACCTGCCCCCGGTTGGGAACATTGATGAACTGTGATTCCATCAGTTCACCGAAGGCATATTCCCTTGATATGTTCCAAGGGAACTTGAACAGATTATTGATGCCGCTCAGAACTATTGAAGCACTGTCATCCTTGCACCAATACGGATAAGCCGCTAAAAGCGAAAGCTGAAACATTGCAGAATGTTCCCTTGCTTCAATTGTCGGTGTTGCTGTCGGATGTACTGCAAGGTAATAGTCATCAGCATAAAGTCTGCCGCTCAGATCAGGCCGAATAACAGAAAGAAGCCTTTCCTTGTTTACAGGCTGATTGTCACCAACCAAAAAGCCAGTGATTGTCACTGGCCTTGGCTGAATGTTTGTTGACTGTATTGTTGCGCCTGTCTGATTAATACCCTGTGCTTGTGACAGTTTAATTGATAGCGTGTCAACGCCTTTCGGCTTGTTTATCAGGAAGCCCCCGGCATAATTGAATGTAATGCTGTCACCGTTGGCATTAACATACCTGAAAAGCTTTGTCAAATTGTTATAACTCATATTGCCCACCTTGCCTGTTCAAAGTATGCTGCCGTGGATGCCGCCAGTTCAACAGGTGTTTGTGCAACAGCCGTGATGTTCTGAATGATAGTCACGCCTGAACCAGAAGCATTGCCGCCACTATCACTTGAAAGTTTTCCTGCTCTCCATGCAGCAGCTTCTTCAGCTGTCAAGACAGCTTCGCCCTTGTGCAGCCG